CGCTGTTTGACACATAAGACCAGACCGCAATCTGGTTCTGCGGGTCAACGCTGGACGTAATCTTGTCCTTGTAAGAGAAGTTGACATCCTTGAAGAAGTGCTTGTCCACCTTCTCCGCCCCGATGTTTTTGGAACTCTGTCCATCGAACATATAGAAGCCGTCATCGGACAAATAGAAAATAGTGTGTCCTATATTACACACCGACCCAGAAACCTGACAGCCACGCGCTGTCTCCACCTTGTCAAACTGCCAGACCAGAGGAAGGCCAGTGTATGTGGCTCGCACGATGGCTCGCTCCATCAGGATCGTGCAATACTCTCCGCCGATGATCTTTACGATATTACCTGCATCGGGGATGTCCTGAAAATCACTCTGACCTGTTCCGGCTGTCCAGCTTGTCGGGTCATCGAATGCAGACCAGTACGCCTTGTACGGCACACGGCCTGATCCGGTGTCTGCGTTAGCAATCCACACGAAGTCACGCACAACAGCCAGAAAGTCACCCTTCGGTGGTGATCCGGCCAAGTTGGCGAATGCGGTGCTTGTGCCTAGAGTCCAGACCTGCGGCTCCTCGCCTGTGCCGCCTGTGGCGATAACCTTGTTCCCAAACTGTACGAACTCCCAACGCTCTGCGCCTGTCAGGTCGTACCCGCCAGCCTTGCTGACATCATCTAGGTTGTTTGTTCCGGCGTTAAACTTGTACAGCTTTGTCGCGTCTCCGGCGAACAACTGCACCGTGCCGTCATCCTCTTTCGCCGCAAATACGTTCAGGATGGTTCCTGTGGCCGCGTTGCTGTACGCCACAAAGTCATTAAGACTGCGGTATCCACCAAGTGCGGGTATTACGTTCTCCGCAACTGTGACGCCAGCGTTGTTATAGTCGGGCTGATCCGGTAGCCATTCACCAAATTTAATCATTGTTGCAACCAAACCTCGCTACCTGCGCTGACTTGGCTCCATATCTCCGAGCCAGCCGCAATCTCTGTCCACGTCTCGGTGCCTTCGTCAACATTAGTCCAATCTTCACCAAGCACCTTGCCTGTCATTGTAGCACTCGCCGCAATGTTTGACGATCCCGCCATAACGTAGTCAACTGTCGTTGCGCCTGTGGCAGTGAACGCCGCGTCTGCGGTGCCGTCAAATGCGTAAACAAGAAACGCCGAGGCAGATGCCGCGAAGGCAAACCCGCCCGAACCTGCGTATGATGCAATGAACGTAGCGTTAGCAGTGACCGATCCAGCACCAGTGACAGATGCCGCAAAATTCTGAACCCTGTTAGCCGTACCTGCGGATGTGACGGCTGTTGCGGCGGTTCCTGCCATTGCTTGCGTGTGTTGCGGGGTGGCTGTTGCGGATACAGCAACCGCCGCAGTTCCGGCGAACTCGATGGCAAACTGCACGGCACCTGTGGCCGTTACGGCTACTGCCGCGCTACCGTCAAAGTGGATAACCTCTAGCTGGTCTAGCTGATCCAGCGTCAGGCCATACGCATCCAACTGCTCCAGCGTACCCCAGTTATCTAATTGCTCTAGGGTAGGGTTAGACCAGTCAACTTTTGTTAGCAGTAACGCGCTATCCAGTGAGTATGGTAGCGCGTCAATGCTTGTGACAAAATTATCTAGGTGCGGGGTGCCTGTGGCCATATCGGCTCACCTACGCCGCAGTGATGTCTAGGTCGCCTGTTGGTATCTTTAGAATGTCACCAGAGGCGATTGTCTTGGCAGTGGTGAACGCGCCGTGGATCAGCAGGTTGCCTGATGATGATGCGTCAAAGATGCCAAAATGGGATATCGAACCCCACGATCCAGTGGCCGCCGCGAACTCGATGGCAGAACTGTTTGAGGTTGCGCCGCCTGACGCCGCGCTGAACGTAGCCGCCACGCGAGCGTAGTTGCTACCGCTAAGTTCGGTGCCTGAGTTGTCATCCGCAAATGATCCGGTTGACAAGCCAACATATACATTCGATGGCATTGTGTAAGACCCAACCGAAAGGATATGGTCGAGCAGTTCATTTTCTAGGTAGTCGCTAAGGGCTGACATTTTTTAACTCTCCGCAGAATTGTTTTGGCGTTGGTAAATAGACTGTATCTGGAGCGATCCGGTGCCATAGTGAGCGCGTTGCTCATCGACCTTAATCTCATCGATGGCCATACTAAAGCGTTGCATATACTGCGCCGCCCTAGCCTCGTCCAGAAGGTACGCATACGCCTCGGCTAACGCGCCGTAAAGGTAGGCGTCAGGGTGGCGGGTCAGGACAACATTAGTCAGGTTGCTGTCAGACAGTGCCGACAAACCGCCGACATAAATAATTTCGGCAGTGTAACTGGAGTCAGGGATTGGCCGCAGTTTCATCTCACCGCCGACAATGCTGAAACCGAGAGGCTTGCCGGAGCCACCAGATGAATATGTCGAGTCCAAAGATGTCGGGCTGTAGTAAGTCAGCACAGTCTTTGGGTCGGTCGTCAGGGCTACACTTCGCACTTCACGCAAGTCAGTCGGCAGGGCAATATATTCATCGCCGGATGTCAAAGTCGCAGTGGCTCGCTTTTCCTGATCCCGCGTCTCAAGTTCACGCGACATGCGCGACTCGGCAAGTTGGATAAAGTTTGGTATCTGCGAAGTCAGGTCATCACGCGCAAGGAAGTTTGCGACAGCCGTCTTTAACTCGGTGTAGGTGCTGATGCTCATAGTGTTCCGCCGCCTGTCCTAAAATCACGATTCTGGCTATCGTTTAACCAAGCCTTCCACGCCTTCGGGTTTTCGCGCGGACTGCCAAGTGTCTCCAGAAGATGATTATAAACTACGTTTGGTATTTCCGCCACATGATGCACATGCTTCTGTGTGCCGTGGTAATTTGTATTGCTCCAGTCGTTGCTCATCTGCTTGTTGATCTTGAGCAGGTTGTCAAAGTTCTGGATCGTCTCAACGACTGCGGTGTCGCTGGCGTCTTGGTGCATCTTCATCACCGTGCCTGTCGCCGCATCGCTTTTAATAATTCTCTGCATCTAACATCCCTTACAAAAGTAATGGGGGCGACTTGTGCCGCCCCCTCTTATGCTTATGATCCTGACAGATCAAAAATTCCAGCATGTGCTTTTGGAGCAAGCGGCTTTAACGACCACTCACAGATGATCTGTGAACGCTCTGCGTCACCGTTCTTTGCCAACTCGATTTCGGCAAAATTACGGCCATTCAGTGTGCAAATTTCAGCGAATGCAGGGTCGATCAGGAACATCTTGTCGTTTGACATGAAGCGTGATGGAGTTGCCGAAACTTGGCCAAAGTCAGTAAGGAATACTGATGTTGACCCAACGTAGGCGACTTCCTTCGCGGCAGTCATGTTCACGTCATTGCTGACAAGGTTGCCAGATGCTGACAGGTCAGAGAAGTTCGCACGGTTAGTGGCCGAGCAAAGCATCATTGATGGGTTTCCGCCATCTGTCCAAGCGTCCTGCATTCCATCTTCGATGAGTGCAAGAGTCAGTGCGCGATCATCACCGTCAGTCACAGTGTCTGTGCCTGTACCTGCTGAGAATGCACCCGAACCCGCGCCAACTGAACCGTTTGTGATCCAAGTCATCAGAGACGCAGACTTGCGTGGGTCTGATGCAGAACGTGCAACGTTTGTGTCAGTGATCGACTTCTCGATGTCTCTACGAAGCTCGATCGCTTTTAGCACTTTTTGGTAATTATGCTCACGTTCACGGCCTGCTGTGTCCACTGCATCAAGTGTACCTGATGTGGCAAAACTTTTCACAGACACCTGATGATAGTTACCCAGACGGACTGTCGGGGTGGCCGCCGCTGTACTGGCGTCAGCACCTTCGTTCACATAATTGGTAGCAGATGCGCTGGCCAAGTCCTGAGTCTGCCACTCAGTGAAAACAGCAGATGAAGTGCTTTTCTTCAAGTTGCTGAATGCTGGTGTCTCAGAGGGATCAATCCGATAAATAATATCGGCAAGGCTTTCTTTTTGGCCGATTGCGGCACTGGTAGCGAAAGTAGTCATTTTGTATTCTCCTCGGGCTAGTTGCCCATCAAGTAGTTGACTGCGGCGTCAACACTGCCCTCTTTACTGAGGCGATCCAGTGCTTTCTTCCGCGAACGGTTTTGAACATCACTCTTAGTGCGAGGTTGCCCAGCCTTTGCCATCTTCGGTGCCTTCTGTGTGCGTTTCTTGGCGGCGGGTTTCTTACCTTGAAGATTGTCCCACTTCCACGATTTGTATAACAGCTCTATCGCCCTAGCGTCAGACGCATTTGCGATTTCTTCCTCAGAAAACCCGATCCGCCTCTGAGCGTACTTGATGACTTCCTGACGCTCGCTGTCGCGGACATCTTCATCTTTCCAGTCAGGTATGCGGTTGAGCATATCTTCACGTTGCGTAACCAAGTGCTTTTTCATTTGCTCTTGCTGTTCAAGTGCTTGCTCTTGGGCTATGCGACCCTGTTCTGCCTCTAACTGCTTGGAATACTCTTTCTGCTGATCCCACTCAGTCTTATACAGAAACAAGTCACGTTCCGACATTGTTTCGGCTAATGCTCTCCAGTCAGGCTCTTGTTGAGTTGTCTGCTGGATTTGACCTTGCAACACATCGAGATGTTGCTTGTAAGCGTCACGCAACTGCTTAGTCTCGGCGGCCTCTGCTTCAAAGGCTTTGCGTTGATCTGCCAGTTCCATAGAACGCTTTGTAAATGCCTGTTGGCGCGAATAACCGTTCCGAAGCTCATCTAGGCTTACCTCATGTTCTACGCCGTCAATTTTGACAGTGTATGTTTCAGGTTCCTCAATGTATTCGTCTTGATCTTCGTCCTCGTAGGCATCTTCGCCGTCATCAATATCATCGTCCTGATCGTCATCTTCGGGGGCATCGTATTCTGCCGTTTCCTCTGATGTGTCAGCCGCCTCTATCTCAGGCTGTTGAGGTTCGGCATCCTGTGCCTCTACCTCTGACCGTTCTTCTACTACATTGTCCTCTGATGGGGTGTTGAGAAGATTCAGTGCATCGTTAAAAGAAATTGCTCCGGTTCCATCTGGATTGTCGGACATATAAATCACCTTTTCCTTGTGTTAAAATTGTTTTGCATCTTGACTTGTTCAAGCTGTGCATTCGCCATCTTACCATCTTCAATTACAGTGTTAAAGTACCCCTTTAACGCCTCAAGATTCTTGAGCAACTGATACAGGCGTTCTCGGCTTTCGTTGTCAGTGACCTCGCTGTTGCGCCACGCCTCTATAAATTGCGTCTCTAGGTAATCAAACCCTTCCTGTAACAATTCGTTCCTTAACAACGCCTCGGCCTTCGCCGCGCGTGTCACCGCTTCCCTTGCTTTTCCCTCGTTCATGATAGTAGCGTAAATCCTTCCAATGATGGCCGTGTTCTGAATATGTCAGGCCGCGTTGCGCTTCTGCGGCGGAACGCCAAGTTTGCCGCGCCGAATCCGGCACCGTCACCAAATGCAGAGCCGGAGAAGTCAGGCGCGACATCGAGAAGCCCCATTCGGGCATACGCGGCGGTGCCGTCATTCCTGTCGTCAACTGGAGTACCTGCCATACCAGTGTCTAGTCGGCAAGCCTGTAAATCTTCGTCAAACATATATCCGGTCGGGCATTTTTCTTCGCCTGTCGCGGTGTCTGTTATTGAGCCGACAACCTCTGGGCGGTCATCGCGGTACATATCGGCTACAGCTTCGCGCTGTGGCGCATATGGGTCTGTTCCGGCTAGTAGTGAGCCAGCAGGTGATCCAAAGCCCACTGCGCGTCCTAGTGGGTCGCGTATGACCTGAGATTGACGCGCCGCAAGGTCTGCTGGTGATAAATCTCCGCCGCCCAGCATTTGCCCTACCAGAGAGTTGAGGCCAGCCTGTTTTGCAAAACCAAGGTATGCTGGCATACCGAGTGGCAGTGCTTGCGCTTGCCTTCTATCGATGTCCCGCAAGTCCCTTTGTAGCTGTTGCAACCGCTTTACTTCTACGGCTTGTTGCGTGTTAGCCAATACCTGTGCGGCTACGCTATCCTCATTTCTTTGGTCTTGGTTATACTGCGCCACAGCTTCCGCGAGGGCGGCTTGCTGGGCGGGCGTTGACTCGTAACCAGCGAAGGGGTCATCGCTTTGACCCCCGCCACCGCCGTAAACCTCGTAACTCTGCCCAAGCTGTTGACCAGTTCCGCCAGAATGTCCAGATTCAAAAGTCAGTGCCATACCTAAACCCTCGGCAAATTAGTTGAAATTTCGGCATCGGTCACTGC